GTGGTGACCGCATGCTAATAATAGCTCTGCTTCTGCTCCCCGTTCTGGTGGTTATCAGAACGGCGAAGCGTTATAAATAATCGTTCTAGGGGGTTGACGATATCAGCCCCCGCCACAGCAGGCGGCATTGACAAAGCCGTCGCAATGATATATAATCAATAAAATCGGAGGTATAACGCTATGAAAACATTTTACAATCTGAACCACGAAAACATCCGCCTTGCGGATTTTCCATGCGGAAAAACGCAAAACATATCAGCGAAGATCGGCAGGCACACCATTATGTTGGACGTAACCGCCGACGTTAGCGGTGCATATGTCCAGTTTTACGACAAACTGTCACCAGTTCGGGAAAACTATTCAAAATACGCCGCAAATCTCACACGGCTGCACGTTAAACGCGACGCTATCATTGACCGCGAATTTGTAGAAAACAGGCGCAGCATATTCGACGCCCAAACGACTCTAAAAAAATTCAAAGATGTTTTGAAATAACAATCACCCGCCAAGGCTCCGGCTTTGGTGGGCTTTTTTTGCCTGCTCCGCTGATCGCTGGGTGGGCGTTGTTATTCTATTCCGTCCCTTGCCGCCTATTTGCCCGCATATGCGGTCCGATATCATACCCCTATACTTTACCGTTCAACGCTGTCCGACGGCTCTTGCGACGCACTGGACGGCCTAGCGGTGATATCTTCACAGTATTGTTATTGTTATGACGTTCTGCAATGTGCCTAGCGTGCGTCCTATGACGTTCTAGCGTGTCGCCTATAAAACTTACTGCACTAAATGTTAAAACGTCATACGGGGCTTGCTAGCCGCCTTGTGGTGTGTGCATGATTTTTCGATATAATAACCGCCGCCCAAAGGTCAACCCCTCAGGCGGCGTGTTTTCGGCTGTTTTCTTGCCGATTTTCTGTTCATATTTATTTCGACTATTGCGTGTGAAAATTTTTACGTTTCCGTGTGCGTTTCATAGTCGCTTGATAGTCGCTCGATAGTCGCTCAGTGTGTGAGTGATAGTCGCTTGGCATAGTCGTTTGCTATTCCTCAGCTTCAGAAGCTTCAACGTCTATGACCTCAGTTTCTTTCATGAGCTTCTTTGCAAGCTCATCATCGGTCAGATTGTCGCCTAGCTGGTTGGTCTTTGTGACCTCAACTTCCTGCTTGTCGGTCATGCCGTAATAGTTCTTGGCACGGAAGATGTAAGTCACAGGATTGAGCTTGCCTGCTTGCACCAACTTTGCGTCAAAAGCACGCATGAAACTCTTGGCATTTTTTATGATTTCTGACGTCGAAACGTTCAACTCCCCCTCATCAAACGGGTGTGTTCTGCCTTTTTCCCAATCCCAGACAGTCTGGATTGAGTAGCCTGTGAACAAGCACATTTCCTCAACGGTAGGAACGATATTATTTTCAGCACAGTGTTTAAAATACTTATCGAGTCTTTCTGCAAGCTCAGCGTTTGACTTAACTTTCGGCTGTTTGTAAGCAACGTAAACTTCGTTGACCAACTTACCGACAAAAGCGCTATCTTTTGCAAGAGCAGTTTTATTTGAAACACCAAAGTTATTTTTACCGCCTCTGCCTTTTACAACATCATTTGCCATTCTGAACACCTCCTTGGATAATTTCATTGATTGTGCGACAGCCTACCTTGTGAACGCGATAGACAGTCGAGGGTGAGATACAAAGTCGCTCGGCAGTTTGTTCCTGCGTGAGCTTTTGAACGTAAATACATTTCATTACAGCATAGATATGCGGGTCTGAAATGCAGCTGAGATAATCGGCGTAATTGGACATTATAAAACCTCCTTATGACGGATATGACGGAATGACATGACTTTATGACAAAATTTCGTTTTTTCTATATGTATTTATATTTATTAATATTTGTACTTTGTTAAAAGTATCTGTCATGCTGTCATAAGCACCCCGCAAAGCTAGGAATATAGGGGCTATGACAGATGACGGATTACCCATGACAGATGTGGTTTTATATCTGTCATAAGCAAGAACAAACGTGTGTTTTGTGAATTAATTGTTAACAAGTGAGAGCCCATGACGGATTATGACGGATAACATGTCGGATTGCGCAGATACATCTGTCATAGGTGGCTGTCATGGGCGGTCAGAGAAGTTCATCAAAGCCGTCCCCATTAAAGATGCTGACTTTCTGCTGTGAATCCTTGAGCTGATAGCCTCGCTCTTTCGTTCTGCGCACGGCAATTAACTTATCTTCGGTAAGTCGCTTAAACTCTCTGCTGAATGACGAAAGTGCTTTGGCGTGATGACCTGTTTCTTCACACCATGTGCGGTAAAACTGATACAGCTTTGTGTTGCTGATATAGTCGGTGCTTTCAGTATTAAAATACTCAGCATACGGCTCTTCGGAAACAAACTCCGAAACAGGGTTGATAACCTCACGGAAAGATTGTTTGAGGTCCTCAGAGTCGTCCGTTACAGTGAATGCGCTGGTTTGTCTGAGGCGGTTATAGCCTTCGAGTATCCAGTTGAAGATTGCAGGCTTGTCCGCAAGGAGCTTGTCCTTGAGAGTGCGGTCTGCTTTCATTTCGTTCGGCTTGCTGGGATCCGGCTCGTCCACAAAGCGGCGTGAGAATTTAACGAACAGCATTCGTCGTTCAAGGCCATATGAGAAGTCCTTAAAGTGCGGAATATTGTTACACGCAAAGATAAATTTCGTTCGTGGGATAAAGTCCACAAAATCCTTATGCTTGAAGCAGCCTGAGATAGCACCGCCTGCAACGACTTGCTTGAAAACGGACTCTGCGCCCTTGACATCTGTGTTGGTTTCCTCCCCGAAGTTGACGAGAGAATTCATCAGCTTAATTCGTTTGAAGTCCTCAACAAGGCCTGACAGCTCGAAAGTCGTTTGAGCGTCTTTTGGGAAAATAGATTGCAGGGTTTCAATATACACGGACTTGCCGTTTGAACCCTCGCCAAGAAGAAAAGCACATGACTGCAAGGAACAGTCTGTATAGAGAATATATCCTGCTATCTCCTGCAAGAGGGACATACGTTTGGCGTCGCCGGCTGAAACATCGTATATGAATTTGTTCCAGCGTTCAGAAGTTGTGCCGGGGACGTATGGAAAATTGAACTGTACCGTTAGCATATCAGACGGGGAGTGCTCACGAAATGTGAGGTCTCTGAGGTCTAGCGTGCCGTTGATGAAGCTCAGGAGAGGCTGTTTGTTAAATTGCTCTTGCGTGATACAGTCGGTGCGGAGAAGCTTCGTAATTGATGTGAGCTTGCTGCCTGTGCGGTATGAACCCAGCTCACGGGATATGTAGCCACCGATGACATCATCATCGAGAGCTTGCCAGTAGCCATGCGAATATTCGTAAAAGCCCACGTTGGCAAGGTATCTGAGATTATGTCGCTTGGCAACGTATTTTGCTATGATATCCTCGTTAGGGGATGCGAAGCAGGACTTGCGTAGCTCGTTGAGATAGTCGCTTGACATCTCAGGGCGGTATATCGAGATGTTCTCACGGATAGCTGAGAATAAGTCTGACAGCTCAGGTTTGGCTACCCAGCGTGCGGCTTCGTGGCAGAACTGCTTGAGTTCCTCGCGGTCCGTAAGTCGCTTGGCAAGTTCGTTGACGCCTGGGGCGGCATTGTCAACGAGATCTGCAAGTGGATAGCCGTGCGAGTAATACTCCGACACGTCTTTGAATGCTGGCGGTATAGCCGCTACCTTGAAAAGTATGCGGTGCGAGAATAGCTGCTTGCCCAGCTTCAGAGTAAAATTTTTGCCGGCTTCATCGTTGTCGAAACTAAGCAGGACGTATGGGAACTGCTTAGCGGCTGAGATTATCACAGGAAGCTGTTCGCGATTAGATTTGCTGAAAGCTCCGCCCATAGTCGCTAATATCGGATAGTTTTCCTGCTCATAGCTTAAAGCGTCAAATGCTCCCTCACAGATAACGAGAGGGAGGTTGCTCGACGTGCGATTGAGTGTGTGCATACCCCAGATGACAGCTCGGTCAGAGTTGTCTGAGGCTGGTGGCTTGAGATACTTGACCTTCTGCTTATCCGACGTTGCACGGGCGTTCCAGGAAGCTATATATCCGTTTTTGAAATATGGGATACATATACGATTAGCCGCATAGTGTTCGGCTATTTTGTCGGGGAGCTCTACGCGATAGCCCTCAGCTGTGTAGCCGATTTTCAGGCGGTTAATGGTCTGATCGTTGATGTTACGGCCATGCAGATAGTCAATATCCTCAGGGCGTAACTGAGAGTGCCACTTCTCAACGAGTTTTGTGCGAGAATCGAGTGCAGATTTCCAGTTGTCCGTCTGATAGTTGAGGGTTACTCCTGTGAGATCTGCGAGTTTATGGAGTGCTTCTGCTCGGTTTCCGTTGAACTCACAGTTGGCGCAGAAGTCGATAACGTCGCCGCCCTTGGAGTCTCCATGGTCATAGTAATAGTCGTCGTAGACAACGAACGATGACTTGTTATTTGCTGAGGACCGCAAAGGGGATACACATCTGTCTCCTGGTTTGTTTATTGCAAGACCTATCCTGCGTGCGTACTCGACGCAGGTAAGTCGTTCTTTGATTTGCTCAAAAGCTGTTGCTGACATTTAATCACCTCGTCTTGGTATGCTTTCAGTACTTTCAGTATTTGCTGAGCTTTAATTCCGTCGGAATAAGTCGGTTGCTCGGTTTTAGATTTGAGTTTACGATAGTCGATGTCATCGTCGAACGATAAGCCGAGTGCTGTAAGATCTGCTTGTCCGCATATCTTGGCATCTGATTTGAGATATGCAATTAGTTTTGCGTATCTCTGTGAACCGATGCTGCAATTCAAGCGCAAATGTATCAGCATACATTTCAAGTTGTTTTGCAGTGCAAGAAAAATCTCAGCAGGGAGCTTGCCGTTAAGCCTGAAAATAATATCGTAGGTGTCGCTGTCACTGATGTTCAGCTTGCGGCAAGAATCTTCAACGCGGAAATCGTATGCTTCTGCATCATAGTCGTTCATATGCGCCGTAAATTCGGCATACGATGTTGTAAAGTCAGTTATGGTTTTTTTGTACCAGTCGTGTGGAAACAGCTGTTTGAGAGCTATAGCCACAGTCGCAAAGGTCTTGAAGTTTGCATCAACAATGCCTTTGAGTTTGTGGTTTCGCTGGTAGTCTCTGATTTTTCGGTTAGTCATATGGAAATACCTCACTCCAAAAGTTCAGGATTGTCATAAACGTTGCCGACAATTTCTAGTTCTTCACCATAAACGCTGTCGAAATCGACTGTGAATGTAGATAGTATCTTACGCATCGTTATCACTCCTTTTCTCCCACGCATTTTGCTCCGCAGTTAGGACAGTAATTCGTTGCATTGTATTCATCATATCCGTACCAACCGCAGACCGAACATATAGGGATTTTTAATGTTATACGTTTTTTCATAATCATGATTTTCTTGTTGACATTTGTATTGTCTACGACAGTACAATCATGACCATTAGTGTACTCTTCTTTTATGCCAACCTTGTTGCTTGGCACGAGTTTTGTCTTTTCGTGAAATTTCCAATACCCACGCTTGACTTCCTGCACATCTGCGGTAGGCTGTTCGTTGATTATATCGGCAATACTGCTGTTATCACCCAGAATGCCTGTTATGCCCTTTTCGTATATCGGCATACACGCCGCCGATAGTTCGTTAATCAGATTGTCTGCGTCAATATATCTTGCCATTGTTATACCTCCAAATCATCAAATGTCAGCTGGTTGAAATCTTCGCCCAACCACCAGCGAAAAACGTCTTGACCTGTTTGCCATGACATTTTAGCAACTCTTCCAAGTTGTTTTCTACGTTCTAGCATTCTATCAAATGCGTTTATAAAATTTTGTTTGTATTTCGGATATCGTTCAAATTCAACGTATCTATGTTTTCCTACCATAGGACAGCCAATGCACCCTATACGATTAAAACCGCATTCATACAGCGGATTTGATTTGCAACCATAGTAATGCAAAAAAGCCCACACATCATAATCAGACCAATCGACTATAGGGTTTACCATAGTTTTCGTAGTGCGATAGCAGTGTTCAACCAACCTACGATTTTTGTCGTTATCATCGTTAAGAATTATCCCATCCTGATACGTTTGCTGATACTCTATGCCTATTTCATCAGCAGCTTTCATTGTAGCTTTCGGTTTGCCGATAATTTTTATAACATCAGCCGTTTCTTTACGGCGTTGACTTTCAGACCACCTAACGCCCGTGACAACAACACGTCCTATGCCGCCACGTTCTTTTAATTCGCTGCAGCAGTATCTTGCAAGACGTGTCGGAGGCATTAGTTTTTTTACAATCAAATTCCACATAGTAACATGATTGCCGTTCTTGTCATACGCCTTGTCAATCCTGATATCTGGTTGAGATTGAACATATCTAACAGTTTCGGGTGCATCAACAGTTGTCAGATTATGTACTGCTTCAAATTTAACGCCTGAAAGTTGTGCCAAAATTTTGATACAGTCACTATCTTTTCCACCGCTATACGCTAAATAATATCCGTCCGCAGGTTCAAACGCTTTCAGACGTTCGATAGCCTTTTTTTCTTTTGCACTATCCATATAGCCTCCTAAAAAGTTACCGTCACATTCAACACAGCCGCCGCTAACCAGTAGACAGCCTTTTTGTAGTCTTTTTGCACAGCGTATATAATCGCCGCTCCCACGTCCAGCAAAATCAGCAACAATGGGAAAATGTATTCGGGTTTGATTTTTGTCATTCTACCCCCACCAATCTGACACCGGAATATTCAGCCCTAAGTGCCTGTGAATTAAATAAACAAACCGGGGCGAGCCCGCCACTGTAGTTCGCAGTGATGTCGTAGACAGCTCCTGCCGGGTGGACGCTACGCACGATGTTAGCGTAGCCAGTGTCGCACCTCCACGGAGTAAGCGTCCACATACATTCTTCAAAGAGCGGCACATAATCTCTATACTTGCGGTACTGGTCGCAAGTGAGCAGCGTTATATAATCTTCACAAGTGCCGTAAGCTTTGTCACCGTTATCGGCGACAAGGTCAGACGTTTGCTTCATAAGATGTTCCGTGTTAAAATGTTCTTCGAGTACATCTTCGTTAAGAAAACGGCGAAGAGTTGATTTTCTCCAATTGTTGCAGCCGTCTTCGTATTTTTCGTTAAAACGCTTTATGCACCAACACTTAGCCGTTATCGCTAAGTAGTTACCGTTGATAATGTCGAGACATATAAAGTCTATACCTTTGTATTTAAATTTCATTCCAGGTTTTAATTTGATTTCAACCATTTTTTATCCCTCCTCAAACTCAGGACACTCAACCACAGTATACGAATGTATCATACCGCCCTTTTGTGCCTTGTAAACCCTATGATAGTGCGTCTTCCAACCGACAACAGGCTGTCTGTCTATCGACCAACTGCACCCTGTAATCTGCTCACCTGTCAGCTTGTCACTCTTTGGCACTGCGTGTTTGCAGTACCAACAAAGCGTCGTAGCAGCACTGCATTTCACAGCCTCTATCTTATCTTTGAATTCTTCACAGACAGGGTGCTGATAGTTGACTACTCTCGGGCAAAGTCCCTGTCTCACGCCATATTTGCATAGCCCATATTTTCCGTTCTTTCTGCCGCAGTTGTCAGCCGTCCTCTCAAAATATTTGCAGCTGGTGCAGAATTTGTTATTGCCCATGTTATCACTCCAACATCTCTAAGTTTATATATATAGATAGATTCAGTACAGCTGTAACGATTGTGTCTACACCTCGTGGCTGTACTTCTCCATACATTAAAATCTCAAGTATTTGCCATGATAGGCCGACCAAACTCCATATACCAACTGCTGTGAGGATTTCTTTAAATATTTTTATTTTACTCATATGTTCCTTCTTATGTGTTCGATGTGTGAAAGTCCTGCGTTTTATTTGTTATGCCCATTGACAATCATGTTCTGCGGTGTTATAATGTATAAAATTTCAAGAAAGGAGTGATAAAATGTTACAACTGCTGCAGTCCTTGTGGTCAACGATTAAGATTCTTGCATTTGCCTTTATGAAACTCGTTGATACCGTCCCTGTCCTTGGTGGTCTGCTCATAGTATCGATTGCCGTTGGGCTTTATACATTTATCAAGAAACGTTATCGAATATAATCTTATGCCGCCCTATGGGGCGGCTTTTTATGTATTAAATCTGAATTTTGTAACGGCGATTGGGAATTCTTCAATCTCCGATGCCCACACGCAAGAACCTTTTCCGTTAAGTGTTTCCCATATCAACGGAAATCCGCCGATGCCGTCGAATAGGCTAGCCATTGTGGTATCTGCTCCACAATAAAGCGTAAGTTTTTGAAGAACGTAGAACCAATTCGGGATTGATATGCTGTTACCTAGTGCCTTATAACGCGCACTATCGGTTACTTTCTTCCTCTTGCCGTTGCCATCCGTGTACTCTCTTATCGGGTCTTTGTATTCGTTGCCCTCGTCATCAGTGTACACATTGTATCCGACTATCTCGCCTATTGCCGTCCATCCGTCTGGATAGCCCTGTAATCGCTCACACTCAAGGGGTGTAAGTCTGCGTACTATGCCGTTTGATAGCTCTATAATGGCTTTCTGGTCATGCATACAGTCCAATGTATCAACTTTTTCGCTGGCTTTAAGTTGAGATGTTTGCCCGTTTCCGATGCACACAGCACCGGGACCTTTTGAAACTATTGTGTAAGCAGGTCCGTTTTCGTCGATACCGATATCATACTTAGCATTGATTCCCTGATTATAAGCGGCTCTGTCGATGGCAAACACCATAGGAGTGTTACCTCCCCCTGTACCCATTCTACCGCTGAGCGTTTGAACGATGTTATTCTCAGCCATTTTAACACGGCTGTCATTCGGATGATTTTCAAGAGCAATGAATACAGTTTCATCAAGTGACGTACTTGATAGCGTAGGACTTCTGCCTTCTTCCAAGCCAATATTGCGAGCTTTTGCTCCGTTGCGGCTTTTAAAACCATAAACCAACCTACCCTTAACATCCGAATTGTGCTTAGGTGCACCCGCTCCAGCACGCAGAGTACTAGCAACGTCTGAAAACACAACAGCAGGAACATTTCCGTGCATTTCCGCTCGTATTGTTGGTGCGACTTTTGCGGTATCATTACCGCTCAGAGAAGAGCCGCCTTGATCGTTAAGCAGCGGAACTACCGCAGGACGGTCAACAGTATTAAGCGTGTAGCTTACGTTTTTCGTCCAACCTTTGCCGTTACATCCTGCGGTCAAGGCTCTGTCAATGCAATTACCTTGAATGCAATATGCGGTTGGCAATGCTCCATGTGACTCTGCTCTTAGAGTTTCTGTTTTGTCACCATAAAAGCTACCTCTGTTATTGATTGACACTGCAAAGCTGCTTTCAGCAGTGGAGGGAGCGGCTTTCCACGACGTTCCGCACGGGTCAGTATTCCGTTGCAAGCTTTCGCACTCAAAGAGTATTTCGGGTGCGGTGAAGCCTCCAAAATCTGCGACAAGTGCGATTCTACGTCTACGCTGGGGTACTCCCCAAAACTGTGCATCGAATACTCGCCACGCAACGCTCCATTTTCTTCCCATATCATCTCCTGTGAGGCATCCTGCTGTTGGCCAGCCTTTTTGAGGGACAGGAATAGCGGGGGCTTTCGGCTCGATGACTTTGACTGTTTCTTGCAGGACTGCTCCGAAGTCTGCACCCTTGTTGGAGCTGAAAGCTCCTGGGACGTTTTCCCACACCATGTATCTTGGTCTGATGTCAGCACCTGTTCTTCCTTGACGTTCATCATTATCCCTCATTTCTTTTATAATTCGTATCTGTTCCATAAACAGCCCCGAACGTTCGCCCTGCAAGCCCGCTCTCTTGCCTGCTACGGATAGGTCTTGACATGGCGAACCGCCTATTATAACATTAACAGGCGTTGCAGTATAGCCGTTTATCTGCGTGATATCGCCGAGATGTTTCATTTGTTTATTCCGCCTCCATAAAATCAAACAACGTTGGTACGTCTATCTTATCTTCTTCCGCTTTGCAGTATCCTACGCCGTCACGGAAATAGTCGGGGTTAAGCTCAATGCCTATTCCATATCGGCCCATTTTAATTGCCGTCATAGGAGTTGAGCCTATTCCACCGAATGGGTCAAGCACAACATCGCCCTCGTTGGAGTACCTAGTGATAAGGCGTTCGATTATATCGAGCTGTAAAGGACAAACGTGCATTTGCATATCACGTCTACGCTGCTCAGCATTGAGCGTTCTCATTCGGTTGATATCGTCCCAGACTGTATCGTTCCAGCTCGCAGGGGCGATTACCATAAACGTTGCAGGTAATTTGTTTTCCTTGTCAAGCTTTTCTGCCAGGGCAACGTGTTCGTCATAGTTGTAAACATTGCTCTTTGAAAACTGCGTGTATACCTTTTGAAGCTTGTTCACCGAAACTTCTTTTAGCTCGTCCTTTGTCATGAGCCTATCACCGCTGGATCTCCAGTAAGCGTGAGCGTCAATCTGCCAACGTCCCCTGCTGTAATCAGCTTTGCTCTTTGTAACAGGCGTGTCTGCGTAAGCCTTGCTCGTATCTGTAGGGAGCTTTCTAAAGAGCAGCACATATTCTGGACAACCCACTCCCATTTTCGAGCCGTCCTTGCACTGTTCTGTCCAACCAAGGCGATATGTCTGATTGTTCTCACGAACAACGTCAGTTGTAATTGTAATTCTGCCCATATAGCGGAAGCCGTGTTTCATGTAGTGCATAACAGTCAAGTCGCTGAATGGGTCAACAGTCGGCATTCCGTCACCTGTTGCATTGCCAAATAGAATTCTGTCCTTAACGTGTATGCAAGCTACTCTGCCAGGTTTCAGCACCCTCAGCAGATTAGGCGTCAAATAGTCCATTTGCTCAAAGAACCTGTCATTATCCTCGTTGTGCCCAAGATCATTGTAGCTTGGTGTGTACTCATAATGATTGCCGAATGGGATTGAAGTTACTATCTCGTCAACGCTGTTGTCAGGCATTTGTTCAAGCTCCCATATGCAGTCATTGTTTATGTATTTGTAGTGATTGCCCTCTACTACCACTCTTTTCACTCCTATGCTTCTTTTCATTTTGTCAGAGATGTTGTCAACGCTAGATAAACCGTTTTTGCGGACTATCTCAGCCATTTTCTCAGATTGATAGTCGAAACGTTTCCATTTGTCAAGCAGCTGCTTTTTTATCTCGTCTTCTTCGTCCATGTAGATTATGTCGATTGTCACTTCATCAGTTTGCAGAAACCTATATATGCGGTGAACAGCCTGAATGAAGTCATTAAACTTGTAGTCGATACCGATAAATATTGCCCTGTGACAATGTTTCTGAAAGTTACAGCCACTTCCGGAAAGTATCTTCTTTGTCGCAAACAGCTTTATTTTGCCGTTAGCAAAGTCGATAACTCTTCGTTCTCGCAAGTCGATATCCATAGAACCATAGATATCAACAACATTTGGTATCTGTCGCTTTATCTCGTGGCGTTCTTCTTCAAGGTCATGCCAGATAATAAAGCTATCCTCTGGGTTTTCAGCTATTATTTTAGCTGCTTCTGCAACACGCTGAGATATACTTTCACGCTTTATCTTTGCTTCGTCTTGCAAGCTGGCGGTAGCTTCATCGAACAGTTTGCTCTGACCGAACTTATCGACTGACAACTCGTCTTTGCTGACTGCAAGCCTGTGATAGTTGATTTTTAGTTCAGGCAAATCATATCCCTCATCAGAATATGTGGGGTTGACATCTGACGGCTTTGAAACAAATACAGCCCATGAACTTATCCATAGCCAAAACTCTTCTTCCTTGTGAGGGTACAATGTCAAGTTGTTAGCCTTTGTGCTGTCACGCTGAAAGAAACGCGTCAGAGCCTGCCCCGTGTCCATGATTTCAAGATATCCAGCGTAATGGATAAGTTCCTTATACTTGTTAGGGTCAGGTGTCGCGGTTGCCACAAGCTTATATGGAACGCCGTTGAACTTCTTTAGAAATTCTTGATAGGTTTTGCTGCCGAAACTTCTCAATACAGCCGCTTCGTCAAGGGAAGTAGCTGTGAAATACTTTACATCAATATCTCCGTCACGGACTCTCTCATAGTTCGTTATCATGATATCAGCTGAACACGTCCTCACCTCTGCCATGGTTTTAACATATGTAGGCGCGTCATAGCCAAGTATCTCAACAGCGTCATGAACAAACTCCTGCTTAACACCCAGAGGACATATTATGAGGGCTTTTCCGCCCTCATGAGTTATGACCTGTGTACACCATTCCAGCTGTATAACTGACTTGCCTAGTCCGAACTTTGCAAACACTGCACGCTTACCACCTTTTACAGCCCACTTAACAATGTCACGTTGGTGAGGCTTGAGTGCCGTGTTTATTTTCTTGTCTGGAACGTCAAAACCGCTGTCGGTAGCAATAGCCATTTTAGATTTCAGAAAATCTAAGTATTTCACCTATCAAATCTCCTTTCAAACTGTTTTATGCTCTTGAACTTGTTGCAGTTATCGGGAGGGCAGTTTCTTTTCTCACCCGTTGCAAGCAAATATCCGCAACACTTCTCACCATATATTTCAGTCGCATATATGCACTTGCTTGTCTTCTTGCATCTTCCTGTTCTCGTTCTCATTTTGCCTTATCTCCTCTTAGACCTTCCAGAAACTTCGGAATTCTGTCATCAGCATTCATAAGTCCCTGGATAACGCCTATCATTCGTATGGTTTTGTCGAGAAGCTGTTCTTTCGTCATTCCGCTCAGCTCTGATGTGGGAGAAATGACCTTGTTTATCTCGTTTGCGATGTGTATCTCTGTCTTGAAGATATCTTCCCACATCTGCATATTCTTAACACCTGCAAGGTATTTCTTCTTTAATACCGAAGCTTCGTCTTTTGTCACGATAGGGACTTTGTTCTGTATATCAGCAGGGAGCTTGCTTACAAGACAGCTCATTTTGTATCTAGCGTACAAGCAGTGCATTTCCTCATAGAACATATTTTCCGACATTGACATATTTTCTGGCAAATCGCCCTCTTCTTTCAAAGCAACGATTTCGATTTGTTTTAATCTTTCATCAGTTGTTGGCATAGTAGTTTCGCCTCCTCAGCGGACCTTGCGACCCCGGCAACAAAGCCGAGGTCACGCATTCGGTCAATAAATATTTTCTGTTCTTCTCTCAGTTTTCCGTCGGCATTCTTACACTCTATGAATGCCGTTTTTCCACCCTTAGTAAAGCACACCAAATCTGAAAAGCCTTTAGGCAGTCCGTCTACTTTGCGAGGATTGAGGAGCACCATTGATTTATATTCTTTTGAGTAAACCATTTTCCCCTGATAGAATGTGCCTGCGTTTGTTCTGAATACAATGCTATCTTTTGAAGATAACGCAAGGCGGATTTCGTTCTGTATTTCGTGTTCTGACTTACTCATTTCTAGGCTCTCCCATAGTAACAGCAGAATATGAGAAATGTTCCTTAGCCTCTTCATACACCTTGAGCATATCTTCGCTCAATGTTTCCTTGAATGTATTGGTAAGCATTTCAAATGCCAGTATCCAGAACGGAACGTCATACTGATTGATGTGTGCTTCTTTTATGATCTCGCTAGTGATGATATCAACTGCCTTGAGCGTATTTACGTTGGCATTAGCAAGCGTAATTGCAATTGAATTTACAGGATTGGTGTCAATACCAATTGCCTGGCTACCTCTCATCATTTAAACCATCCTCTCTGTTTTGCTTGGACATATGCCCATTGTGGCTTATATCCTCTCATTTTTGCAAACGCAAACAGTTCTTGAAGTGTCTTGCAATCCTTGGCGGACTTGTATTCCTTGACTTTGTCATCTGCTTCTTTGCGCTTGCTTTCCTTTATTTCTTCAAGCTCTATCTGCTTGATATTTTTTATTTCCTGTCTTGTCAGTTCCTCAGCCGCTCCACAATACGGACATTTTTTTGCAGATGTCGGTCTGTATGTAGAGAAACATTTCGGGCATTGCCGTATCTGTAGCGTGCCGTCTGTGTTATATTCCTTTTCAGGTTTCGGAACGCTGTTTAAGCTCCACTCTCTGTCATCATCAGGCAAGCCGTGTCGCTTGTAGTTGTTGACGTGATCGAGAATTATTGCCGTCTTGCCCTCTTTCGGACGCATACACCGCATCGATTGCTGAATAAATAGCGTTAAGCTCATTGTCGGTCTTAACAGTATGCAACACTCGCAGTCAGGGCAATCAAAGCCCTCTGATATCAAATCAACGTTGCAAAGGATTTTTATTTTTCCTGCCCTGAAATCGTCTGTAATGCGTTCTCGCTCACTTTTAGGTGTATTGCCGTCAAAGTGTACGGCGTTAATTCCAACTGTTCTGAACGCTTCTGCAACGCTCTCAGAGTGCTTGACGGACGAGCAGTAGCATATCGTTTGAAGTCCGTCAGCGTACTTACGATAGTTTGCTATAACATCGCCAAACACCGCTCTTGAGGAAAGTAGCTCAGCTGCTTGCTGTGGGTCAAAGTCCTTGCCCTTGCGTTTGAGTGCCGATAGGTCAACTACGCTCGGCGCAAAGTACCTATAAGGGGATAAATATCCCTGAGCAATAAGCTCTTTGGCGGTAATGCCTACCACCATATCATCAAAGCAATCTTTAAGTGGCTTGCCGTCAAGTCTGCTTGGCGTTGCGGTCAGTCCAACTACGAATGCCTTTGGAAAGCGTTCAAGTATTCTCTGATACGTCCTAGCCGTTATATGGTGGCACTCGTCAATGACAATGAAGTCAGGTGCTTTGTACTGTTCTGGGTGCTTGTCAAGAGCATTTGCAAGTGTGGCGACCATGCCCACAAGAATTGTGTTGCGCTGAATACCAAAGCGGTCAAATGTTGCTATGGTTTGATCGAGCAGTTCTTTTCTGTGTACCAAAAACCACACTGTGTTGCCCTTGTCCTGTGACTTGTCAGCCATATATGCGAATATGGCTGTCTTGCCAGAGCCTAACCACAGGGCGCAACTGCGCAAATGCGCTTTCGCCCTGTACTCATAAGCCTCCTTACTTCATTAATAATTTTGTTTTGATAGTTTCTTAAAGTTAGCATTGTTTTCACATCAGAACGGCACGTCGTCGCCATTGAATATTTCCTCAAATCCGTCAATGCCAAGGCTCTGCGTTGCAGGTGAGCTATTCTGACTTGGTGCAGGCTGATTTTGTGGCGGTGTATTCTGCTGTGGTGCGCTCTGTGATGGAGCTGAACTGTTTCCGCCCTGCTTTGGTTCACCTGTGAATGAAACGTTATCAACATAAACCTCTGTCACATAGTGCTTTGTGCCGTTTTTATCATCGTATGTACGGCTTCTTAGCTGTCCCTCAAGGGCTATCATTCTACCCTTGCCGAAATAGTTATTGATAAACTCGGCAGTCTTTTTCCACGCAACGCAGGTGATGAAATCCGTCTGTTTCTCTTCGCCCTGCTTAGTGTAGCTTCTGTCAACGGCTACGTTAAATGACAGCACTGCTGTCCCGTTTGTTGTTTGCTTGAGTTCAAGCTCCTGGGTAATTCTACCCATTAAAATAACTTTGTTAAGCATTTGTATCCTCCAAATCTCTTGCGTCAACTATTCTGTCAAGTATCTTGGTGTCCTTGCACCAATCACACCTCTCACACCTTTCGGCTGGTTCCTCAACTGTTTTCAACCTTGCAAAGTGTGGTGTGCGTTCCTCGACAAATGCAAGCTTTTCGTCAAGCCATTCCTGCGGAACAGCGAACACGTTAAAATCTGTGTGTTTTTCTTTTGTGGCGGCGGCTATGAAGAACGGCAACTTTTTGCCTGTATTCTGACGAACTATTTCCTGATAAATAGCTCCCTGAATGTCATATCCCCAATATCGTATGAAGCTCTGTTTCTGCTTCTCAGAATCGTTCCAAAGCTTTTCAAAGTCCTTGACGACCTTTAGGTCAACGATTGCCTTGTCAGGGTGATAGCTGTCTATCTTTATCTTGTATGGCACATCTGCGATTTTACCCGTCATAATGACCTGCTTTTCGCCTGCCATATACTTCATGAACAGCTTGTCATTCTCCACACGCTGGATAATACTCTCAGCCTGTACATAATCAGCCTTAAGCGTTCCGTCACGCTTAAACAACTCTGGGTGCTGAGCCTTGAAAACGTCAAGCGTTCCCTCAAAGTGAGCGTCAACGTATGAGCCTACGAGCAGAGCAGTTGAACTGTCACGCTTGTAATCACCTGCAATGTCCGCGAGTGTCCTTTCCTCACAGTCACAGAAACTCTTGAACTGTGAGCAACTCATATATTCAAGGTTAGCTTGCTGGGAGAAGTAGTTCTCACTTGTAAGCTGTATCACAGATAAGTCACCTCCAAATCATCGCCGTCCGTTGTGCGGGTTGCAATAAACTGCAAGCCCTTTTCTTTACACTTCTCATAAAGTGCAAGTCTGTTCTTTTCGGAAAGCTTCTCAGCTCCGTCAATCAGAATTATCTGTAGGCTGTTAGGCTTGCTGAGGGCAACATCAACGCAAAGCTGTAACTGTTCACCCTCTGACAGATTGCTGACGGGAAGTCCATTTATGAGAGGTATGCCGTCTTTAACTGTCAACCCCTTAACAGGTATTGTTGCTGTCTTTAGTATCTCGCCCGGAAGCTCTCTTGCAAGCTCAATCTTGCTTGTGAGCGACTTAGAATGTTCTTCAAGCGTTTCAAGTTCGTTCTGCATTGATTTCATACGTTTGTATTCGTTGAGGTGCTTCTTCATTTCCTCGGCTGTCTTGACCTCAGCTTGCATTGCAGATATGTCAACAAGCTGCTTGCCTGTGTATTCATCGGCTACCTTGATGTCGCTATCAAGCTTTGCGACTTTCTCCCTGTATTCGCTTTCAAAAATCTTAGTCTTGTCTGCTATCTTGTCTGAAAGCGAATTGAGCTTGTCCTCAGCCGCCTTGATTTCGGCTTTCTTACGTTCGATTTCGCTGGTCAGCTGTTCACGTTCTGCTGCGATAGCAGATTTCAGATTGCTTACTGCAATTTCCATTTCAGCCTGATAACCTCTGACCTTGTTGTCATAGCTATCTTTGAAGAGCTTCGCCCTCTCGATGCGAGAGTTGTATTCCTGTGCCTTTGTTATCTTCGTATAGGCTTCAGATAGGTCATATGCTTCCCACTTTTCAGCCTGGAAGCCCTGCGGGATATCCTTTGCGATATCAGATATAAACGCTGTTTTGTTGCGTATTTCTCTATTGATATCCTGCCTTGTCTGGAAGTAAACGCCCTTTTCGGACTGGATATCGTTCAGGACCTGCAATATATTCTGCTGATAATCAACACCCTGCGGAATTTCACCAAACTTCTCCTTAATCCAATTTAAGTCCCAATCGAACTCAATGAGGTCAAGAATAATTCTGTTCTGCTCCTGCCTTGACATCTGTGTAAACTTAACAGGGTCAATCTGTAGCGGCGTGAACAGCTCTCTGACAAATGCTTCGGGGCTTTGAACAGGCTTGCCGTCCTGTCTGATGTTCTTGTAATCTGCCTGATTGACACGTTTTTTGCGGTCAATGGTGAGACCTGTGTCGGTTTCAATGAAAATTTCGCCTTCATTTTCGCCGTTCTTAATGACATAATCACGGCTGCTGTCGTTTGTCAGAGCGTACTTTATGCTGTCGATTATAGATGTCTTACCTACGCCGTTTGAGCCGGTAACTTCTATCGAGCGTCCGTCCAGTTCTGTTTCAGAAATGCCGAACAAGTTCTTGATATGAATTTTTGTAGTTTTCATTTACAGTACATCCTCCACTTCTCTCATTGCAGGCTTTGAAGAGTCCTCAACTTCGCCTTCGACCTGCACACCCATAAGCGTTTCAGGGCAGTGAACCCTCGCGAAAAATGATGCTGCACGATATGCTAACATCTGCTCGGGCATTGTCTGCCATTTTGACGTTTCGTTTCCGTACTTATCTTTCTTCGAGTACCACCCCTCAGCCTTTGCCATTGACATTGTGACTGTCGTTCCCTCAAGCACATCTCCGTCTTTGTCAGTTGCCTTGACGTAACAGCCTCTGTCATCAGCACCCTTTGTGCCGACGTAAATCACCTTTACGTCTGTAAACTTGGCTCTGATGAAGCTCAGACAAGCTTGCCCGCTCCAGCTTGGCTTGCCCTTGACCACGAACATCGATTGCATGACCATCATCAGGCTTACGCCCATGCGGTTAGCCATGTCAATGGCTATTGCGGTATCAGCGACCTTACCCTTGTACGCCTGCGGTATGATATCCGCTTTGCACAGTTCGCTTGCCATTTTGAAATATTTGCGGAAGTCTGAGATAATTCCCGTGTCAGTATGCGATGCAAGCTGTGTCTGTGTCTGAGTAGGTATCTGTCTGATTTCCGCCTGATTTATGTCGATAATTTCGTTATCCATTATATTTCTCCTCTCTTATCATTGTGAACGTGTGTTCTTTGTAGCAAAACCACATTTCAGTTGTTTTATACACATCATCACCGATGTGGTTGTATGATGTAACAGTGTGCAGTGGCGAATATACTGCATCTGCAAGTGCCTTGAAATCGTCCTTGCGTGCGAAAAGTTCAATACGTCCGCTTGCGGTTGCATTGTATATTGCTCTGACAGCAGGGAAGCTGCAATCATCGGCTACTCGTGCAAGAGTATCAACGCTGGTGATTATGCTGTTCAACTTTTCGATTGCTGTCATTTCGCCCTCTCCTCTCTAGTATCGCTGGTTCTGCCAACTTAAAATCTCTGCAGGGGTAACGCCTGCTGCTCTCCAAACAGCCTTTCAGGTGCTTGCAATCCAAGCATGAATAGCTAGTCACTATGCTCACCTGCCAGCTTTGTGAGCTGTTTCAACGCCTGATAGCTCTTGCCGACGTCATATGCTTTGAGCTGGTCATCGGTGAACAATGGGCTGATGTAGCGTTCAAAATCGTTCAGAACGTCTTGCATGTGGGCGTGCTTGGTGTTATCAGCTATGTATTGTGCGAAGAAAAATTTGCAAGGCTGGGATCCGTGCACAAACGGGCAGTTATCGCATTCATCGTTTGCTATGCAATGCTTCGCCGCCTTTACAATTTCCTCGTCCGTGAATTTCTCATCCATTGTTGTCACCGCCTCTCAACCTCTTGATGTTGTCCTTGAACGCCTCAATATATCCTGTCAGGAATTCGTTTGGATAATCGTCAAGGGCTATTTTCGCCATTTCCTCTATTCCTTCTTGACAAATATCAAGCAGTGTGCTATCATCAATTTGAAAAGTGTTTTCTTTTTTCGTTGAGCTTGTGCCTGTTGCCGCAGGTGCAGGCTCGTTTTTCATGTATTCGAGAATATGATTCATGAAACCAGTAATGCAATTATCCGTACCCATAAGTGGGCATGGTCCACAGTTGTCTACTATACAGCATTTAGCCACATTTATGATATCTTCGCTTGTGAATTTCTTATTCATTCTCGATTTCCTCCCATTCAAATCGGCCTTTGCCGCTGTTACGCCACTGACCGATACCTCTCAGCCTGCCGTAGTCTAGCCACTCTCTTACGGCTGTTTCCATGTCGTCTTTCAGAATATCGATAGTAAACTCGACTGTCGCCCCTGCGGGAACTGTCTCAGAATGTGCCAGTGCAACACGTTCGCCCTGCGGTGTGCTTGCTCTCAACGGTCTCTGACATTCACCCATACCGCCCTTGAATTCGTATGGGATTTTTCGTTCCTCGACGAAGATAAGTCCGTCAATCTCTTTCTTGTACGCCTTGATTTTTGAGCTTGCCGTGCCTGATATCTTTTTTAACACTCCGCAAGCGTCCTTGAAAAATCCCTTGACCTGATAATCCCATAGAAATGGTGTGCCGTCTTCCAGTGTCGGGAATACCGTCATAGATTTTTCGACCACTTCCGCTACACCAAGTGCGGCTATCTCTTCCTCACGGCTCTTTGCATCGGGTGCTTTCGATGCGATATACTCGTCGTGGATTGTGGTTGTTGCGTTTGCCGTTCCCAAAATCTCTTCGGTGAACGTCAACTTTACTTTGATTTTTTTCATGCTCATGTCTTTTGACCTCCGTTAAACGTTAAATTTATTTTTTTCTTGCTTTTCGACGCCATACTGTGCCAAACTACGCCTTTGCTAGTCACTGCAGTTCCTTTGCTAATCACTGCTATGCCCTTGCGTCGCTATGCTGTTCAATGCCTTAGCCAATCAATGCTACTCTATTCCTTTGCTATGCTTGTCGCCGCATCACTTTTGCCTTGCCCTAGCGTGTCAATCCTTTGCCAGGCCATTGTTCTGCGTAATATCGCCAATCTGCGCCCTGCTATGCCTTTGCCTCTCGTTGCGTGTCAAAACTTCGCCTCACCTTTGCTTATCGAAACTCAGTTTAGCTTCGCCTTTGCTTACCTAAACGGTGCTGTGCATACCTAGCCTTTGCGTGGCTGTACGGTGCCCTTGCGAGTCATAGCTATTCTTCACCGTTGCGAATCTATGTCAATCAATGCTGTGCCGTTGCCCGGCAAATCGACGCTGTACTTTGCCCTTGCCTATGCTTTGACGTTCTTTGCTAAACCCCACTTTGCCGTTGCTTTGCTGTTCAAATCAACACCTTCGCATTTCGTAGCCGTTCACAGGTTCGCTTTGCCGTAGCCAATGCTATTCATAGCAAATCCGTTGCATTGCAAATCTAAACTATGCCATCGCTGTTTTCGTCGTGATTTTCATCGTCATAACTGTGTTCATGTTCCCATTTGTGCTGGTCTATAATGCATGCTATGAACAGTATCACGGCATAGAAAGCTGTCAGTATCACGATCGTTGCGCCTATCATGCAGGCTATAAACATACCCTCCGACACTTTACCACTTGCCTTTCGTCTGTATTTCGACCTTGACCACAGGCTTTGAAGCTTCCATGATCGCCTGCTCCAGCTCCTCACGGATTGCGGTTTCGGCGGTTTCTTTTATGTTTCGATACAGCCCGTAGATTGCCAGTGCAAACAGCGCCGTACATAACGCTATTGCAGCCACGAATCTGACGATCTCCAGTGTTGCTATCATGCTGGTCATTTTCTTATACTCCTTTCCTTGCAATACTCCGCAAAAATTTCTTCGGGGTTCGCCCCGATTATCTTGCAGTACGTCACGATTTGTTCAGCATTCATGGTGCCGAACTGCCGTTCCCACCTGCTCACGGCCGTCTGTGTCATGCTCAGCCGTTTTGCGATCTTTGCCTGCGTGAGACCTTTCTCGGCTCTTGCAGATTTAAACACTCGTGACATCACATCATCTGCTGTTATTTTCTTTGCTGGCATTAACATCACCCTCTGTATCTTGCCGCAGCAAAGTCAATGCACATTTCCGCAACATATCTCAGTGACGTTTTGCTTTTGAATGCAAGTTCACGGAGCATTGTGTAATAATCTTCACCGATCTGAATGACCTTTGTCGGTTGCTTTTCCTCATGGAAGATATAAAATGTGTCTGATGTGTCGTCAAAGATTTCTTTTGCTTGTGGTATCTCAACACCGAGAAGTTCACAAAGCTTGAGTTCCGTTGCCTTGTCCTTTATCGTTGAGCCGTTTATCCAACGATAAATGCTTCTCACGTTTACGCCACACAGCTTAGCAAATTCCTTGTAAGTTATGTGATTGTCCTGACAATAGCTGACAATAAGCTTGCCGTACATTGTTCTCCTTCTCCTCTCTAAAGCTCTATGTGTAGAGCCGCTGAAATAGCTTTCGCCACGTTATCTGAGCGATCTCGGCTATCTGTGTTACTCATGAACACATTTATTGTGTTCTCACTGTAACCTGTCAGCTTAGCGAGATCCTTTCTCGTCATGCGACGAAGCTTAAGTTCTGCATAGACTTTTGCAACGAAATTTTGATAGTTCACTTTATCACCTCCGATATTGGCTTGTTGAGTTTTAACAAAATGAAGATTTCATTTTCATCTTTCAACCTGTTAGCAAGAGCTTTCTGTTCGTCAGTTTCAGGTTTTTTAAGCTGCCATTCTTCAAAAGCGGTGTATCCATGCTTCCTTAGAATATTGCACACTGTTGTTTTACCAGTTGCACCTTGCTTGCCCGAAACAATGATAGGGATATCCCTCATTGCAATTAAGAAATCTTTCTCAAAGTATCTTGCCAACACATACTCGATGCTGTTAATTTTCAAACTTTGTTCACCTCTAAAACACATAAATTTTGTAAAAGAACCTTGACAAACAAGGGAAATTGAGCTATTATATAAGAGCGACCAAATATAATATAAACAAGCTGTTTTGAAAATTGGGACTTTCAATATGGCTTGGTTTTGTGTTGTCTTTTTTGTATAATTTCTTTTACAAACTTATTATATCTAAGAATTCTTAGTTTGTCAATCAAAATTACTAAGATTTCTTAGATTTTAGTGCTATGTACAAAAAGACACATCAAAAAATGTGCAATATTTATAAAAATTGCAACAAATTCAAGAAAGGTAGTTTATTTATGTCTTTTTGGGATAGGTTTTATGAACTCTGTACGCTGAAAGGTGTAAAGCCAAATGGCGTCGCAAAAGAGTTAGGGTTTAGCAATGCTGTATGTTCACAGTGGAAGAAAGGAACGCAAAAGCCATCTGCTGAAAAGCTCACAAAAATAGCTGAATATTTTAACGTGTCTGAGTCTTATTTGCTGTATGGCAAAGAAAAAATCTCTGCAGGCATTGAGCTATCCGCAGAGGAAATAAAAATTATTGAATTAATTAGAAGTCTTTCAGACGAGAAAAAGGAAATATTCAAGAAGTTTTTAAATTCACTTTAAATAGGAGGTGTAGTTATGCTTCAAGCAATACTTGTGTTGCTTATCATTGTTGCGGCGTTTGCGCTGACAATGGTAATTTTAAAAGTGCAGGAAAGACACATCAGAGAAGACGGGGCAAATTACGAAGAATACATTTATAAACGTGATCTTCGCAAGAACAAAAATGAGCAAATTGCCGCAATAGTGCTACTTATAGTAGGCATTATAGCAACTATTGCTATCGGAATTGCAATTAATTAAAAAAAATTAGGAGGAGATATTATGAAAAAAATTATAACAGGGATAGTTACACTTACAATGGCGTTAGGTATGACAGCTTGCAGTGACAGTGGAGAGAATAATAACAGTACGACAACGTCAACCGCAACCTCAACTGCAACCGAAACTACTACAGTTGCAACTACGCCGAGTGAAGAAACTACAACCACAACATCAGCAGATATCACTACCACAACAGAGCAAACAACAACCACTACTGTCACAACTACAGAAGAAACTACCACCACTACTGCTAAAGAAACAAAAGAGCAGGTGCTAATAGATAGCAACGGAATAAAAATCACATTTAAGGGAATGGACTATAGTGACGGAATATTCGGACCAGAAGTTAAGTTGTTAATTGAAAACAACACTGATAAAAATTATACTGTACAGGTGCGTAATTTTTCTGTCAATGGATTTATGATTGAAACTTCAATGTCAACAGATGTAAACGCCGGCAAGAAAGCTAACGACACTATAATAATAGAAAATTGGTCATTGGAAGATAACTCAATCTCAGCAACAGATTTGCAAACGTTAGAGTTTAATTTTAGTATTTTTAACTCCGATGATTGGACGGATAGCTTTGACTCTGAAACCGTAAACATTCAACTTTAAAATAAAAAAGCCAACTCAAATGAGTTAGCTCAGAACTATGTACCTTTTGTTTGTTTTTGCTTTAGATCCTCTCCTTGTTCCTTGGCGAGTTCAACTAATTTGTTTAGCGCCTTTTCTAACCCGTCAGGGGATAAGGATCTCAGCTTTTCAATCATTTCTAGCTCTTCGTCCGTTATCTTCATATTAGACCATTCCTTTCCCTTTTCACATAATAATACAATAAGACCAATATATTGGCAATAAAATTCCACTAAACAGGAATTTATTTGTGAATTACAACCAAATCTGCAAGTTCACATTTGAAGAAAATTACCAAAAGCACTATGGTGTCTATTCTTGGTACACTTTCACCTGTTTCGATTTTCGACAAGGCGGATTTGCTAACACCTGTTCTTTCCGCAAGCTCAACGAGAGTTAGACGTGCTCTCTTTCGCAATTCTTTCAGTTTAATTTCGTAGAGTGGCATTTTATATCACCTCGGGGTTAGCATACCCAAAGTTGATATAATTATTATAGAACATTTGTTCGATGTATCTAGTATATCCTATATTACGACGATTGTCAATAGGAATTTTAAACCTGTCCGCATTTTTGTACTACATAGAAGAAGGAGCATAACCATGGGATTACGTTTTAGAAAATCAATCAAAATTGGCAACGGTGCGAAATTGAACATCAATAAAAAATCCGTCGGTTTGAGTGTCGGCGGAAAGGGCGCACGATACAGTGTCAGCAGTTCAGGACGGCGCACAAAGTCTGTCGGTATACCAGGCACAGGACTGTCATATGTATCAACATCGGGCGGCAGGAAAAAGTCAAGCCGTAGTTCTCATCACGGCCGAAAAACGAGTGGCACGTCAAAGGGTGGTTGCCTACTGGTGATAATCATTTTCTGCGCTATATCGGTCATAGTCTATGGAATAGCGCACCTGTTCGGCTATAGGCGACCGACAAAGGTTGAATGGACTAATGACAACTATTCTATCACACTGAATGACTATAATCGTGACTATAGCCACATAATCTATTTGCGAATCACAGGTGAAACCGACGCAGAGGACGTTGATCCGAAAGATATAAAAATCGAAATCAGCAATCCTGACGTTTGTCAGTTAGAATATGATGATAGCGGTGCATATGTCACCTATGACGTGAACCCCCTCAAAGACGGCTTTGCGGACGTGACCGCCACATATGACGGCGTGACATCTGACCCTATAACAATCACAGTGGATATGGGTGAAAAAGCTACCACCACGACGACCACCACCACCGCAGAACCTGAAACCACCACCGAAGCAATCCCTGCGACAGCTGCCACGCAGGACCCAGCCGAAACAATCGTGTATATCACGGCTTCGGGTGACAAGTATCACAACGAATTCTGCAGACACTATGATGATACCTGCACACCAATGACCTTGCAGGAAGCTCAGAACGCAGGCTATAAGCCTTGCAAGGTGTGTGGCGGATAAACATACCAATAAAAAATGCCCCCACAGAGCGACCTGTGAGGGCGTGTACAACACCGACAAACCACAGCAAATGGACAGTAGGGTAGTACCCTATTATCTTAGCATAAAATCAAAATTTTGTCAAGATGTTTAGGAGGATTTTACATGGCAACAGCAAAAAAACTGCCTAGCGGAAACTATCGTGTTAGGGCATATGACAAAGCAACAGGGAAGTACAAATCGTTCACGGCAAAAACCAAAAAAGAAGCCGAGCTAATGGCGGCAGAGTGGCTGAACAGTACTCAACAAAGCGAGGATGAAAGAACGTTTCAGCAAGCTGCAGAGGAATACATTGAGATTAAAACACCTGTTCTATCGCCTACCACGATACATGAATACAAATCGGAACTCAGAAACCATTTTGACAGATTTGCAAATATGCGGTTAAATGATATTACGCCACAACTTGTGCAAGATTGGGTGAACAGCATTGCTGTCGTAAGGTCCGCAAAAACTGTAAGAAATGTATATGGCTTCTTCACAGCGGTAATGACCTATCATGATGTTGATATTAAACTCGGCAAAATACGCCTACCACAAAAAACTAGAACGTTTAAAAGCTTGCCTGACGCCGAAACAATTATTGAACTGTTTCGTGGCACAGATATTGAAATACCAGTGTTACTTGCAGTATGGGGCGGATTGCGAATGTCAGAGATACAGGGAATACGCCGCAAGGATATAGCTGGAGATGTCTTGACACTGTCGCAGGTGCGCGTTATGGTTGGCAATAAGCTGACAGTAAAGAAACAAGCAAAAACATATAAGAGTAATCGGCAAGTAAGACTGGGTAAACCACTTGTCGAGCTGATTGACGCATTGGAACTCAGCCCTGACGATTATGTCGTACAGTACAATCCTAAGCGAATATATGACAGACTCGTAAAAATCACAAGGTCATCAGGGTATTGCATTACTTTCCATGACCTGAGACACATCAGTGCAAGTGTTATGGCAAAGCTGAATATTCCCGATATATACGCAATGGAGCGGGGAGGTTGGAGTAATACCAGCACACTAAGGTCAGTTTATCAGCAGACTTTCGATGATGATCGTCAACGTGTCGATAAGGTTATCGACGACTATTTTCAAAGTGTATATGACACAAAACATGACACGAAAAATGCAAAATAGCGTAAAATCGTGCATTGAAAGCTGATTATAGCAGGTTCAAGTCCTGTCACCCGCACCATACTTGTACAATAAAATAGATGCACACCTCGAAAAGCTCGTATTTACGAGCTTTTTTTGATGTTTAGAAAGCGAAAAGTTTTAATGTAAAACTGTGGATACTTTTCAACGGTTTTCACAAAAAAAGGGAGTCGAACCCTACACAACAAAAATATCGCACATAACGGCAGACTTTGAGCGGATTCCGCTCTGAGCCTGCCGATTTGTTATGAAAAAAATATTCACAAAGTTTTAAAGGCTGTTTTGTATATTGTCACGAATTTGAGTGACGATGATAAAACAGCCTTTTTTCATTTGTAGAAAAAGGAGGAATGTGTAATGTATTACGATTAATCCTGTATAATAAAACTTGACACATACAAAACAATCAAAGAATACTAAAAACAAAGGAGTGTGTCATCAATGGAAACAGGAAAACAATATGATGAAGAGTTTAAAAAGCAGGCAATAAAGCTCGCAAGCTTCAGGCAGCGAACATACGGATTAAAGAACTTGAAAAGAAAAACCGAGAGCTTGAAGAACTGAATGAATTTCTGGAGGAAACATCTGCTTTTTTCGCTGCGAACCGTCGGAAGTCAGG